TCTATATACATTAATGCGATTGGAACTATATCGGCTGTGGCAAAAGACTGCACAGGATAGTTCTTTATCTGTGTAAAATGTGATACTCTACCATTATGTTTGCGTTCAACATTAGGAAATGCAAATTGTCTACCTGATGGTGTTGTAATCATGCCAGTATTTATAGCTTCTTTAGCCAATCTGGAGTGCCATGATGCGACTCCTTTGTATTTTTCTGTGAAGTGTTCGTAGTACGCACTCTCTTCTCTAGTTCTTCCATATCCAGTTGCGCCATATAACGGAGCAAACGTATGAGCCTTTGCATCTTGACGGCTGGTCTTTTGACCTGCATCAGTAATAACTTTGGCAGTGTAACTATGAACATCAAAACCTGTCTTAACTTCTTCAATTGCTACCTCGTCTTGTGAAAGAAAAGCTGCGGCACGGAACTCCAACTGTGCAAAGTCTGCTTCCATTATCTTACCTTTGTCAAATCTTGATATGAAAACTTTCTTTACAGGAAACGTACCGCCACGTGGCATGTTCTGCATGTTAGGATTAGCACCAGACAGTCTTCCTGTTGCTGTTCTGTGTTGCATTAAACTAACATGTAACATGCCATCCATTTTGGTATGCGTTTTTATTCCATCAACAAAGGATGACAGGTAGGTATCAAGTGCGCTAAGTCTTCGCACCATAACTAAAAAGTCTACAGCATCTGTCATGCCTTTTGCTTTAGCTGACTTTTCTAATATTTCTAAATTTATTTTGCTAGTAGAAAACCCATTAGCACTTGCCCATTTGGGTGTTGGTGGCTTGAACTTGAGTCCTGCTCTGTCGTTTGTCTCTTTGAATAAGAACCCCTTCGTGTCACAGATTTGACACTTGTTTTTTCTTGCGTAGGGATTGCCATCTTTCTTAAACTTTTGAACATATCCTTCTCCTTTACATTCATAACATTTTTCTGCTTTTGTTTTATACAAAACAGAAGTGTGACTTTGTATTAGACTTCTGAATAAACTTTCTTCCATATAATTATCTATACAATTTGCCCACTCTGTTTTGTCAGTGACTCTCCTACCATATATAACCCAAGATAGTTGCTCTGGACTATTGAGATTGATAGGAGTGTCACCCATTAATTTATTTACATGTATACTTAGTTTTGATTCTAGTTCTAGTTTCTCCTTTTCAAATTCTTTTTTAACTTCATCTAACTTAGATAGGTCTACCTTGAATCCTGTATGATATATCTTAGCTAATGATACAGCGACTTTGTTAGTCAATAAAACTGTAGACATCAAACTAGAATCCATCTGTGTATTCAGTCTTGCATATAACCTATCTGCTAATTGTTGAGTAGCATGTAAGTCTGACGAAAGATACTCAGACAGTTCAACCCAAGGAATATCACGAGTAGTATAACCCTTCGCAAAGTATTCTTTTAATGTATCTTCTTTTCTAGTATCTAACTCATACCTATTCGCACATGCTTCTAATGACAAAGGTTCTTTTATTCCCCTTTGTAGTACATACTCAACAAGCATCGTATCAAACACCGCACCATCATACTTGAAGCCAGACTCCCACAACCAAACTAAATCATAGGCAATGTTGTGTCCTATCAATATAGTTGCTTTATCTAACCACTCTTGTACCTGCTCATGTGCATTAGGTATTGGAGTAATCTCACTATGGTCAAATGTAACACGTCTTTCTAAACCTGTATCTGTTAACATTCCTACCATAGTTAAAGAATTAGTAGGCTCAAAGGGGTCAAGATGCATCTTGCCATCTCTTTGTGTTACTGTATTCTCTACATCAAGTGTTAACTTCATCCTGTATACCTCGCTGTCTGATATTCTAAGTCACAGTGTACCACACCATGCCATCCTGTCAACTTATTTTTTACTACATTTAAATGTCGTTGTGTATCTTCCTCTTCTTGTCCATCAGCCACAGGGTTCTTGGCAATCAATAGCATTAGGTCAGCTTCTGCAGCTTTTCCTGTTCGACTGCCTTCCATCATAGACTGATTGAGAAGAACCTTACCCTCTGCATCAGCAGATAACTGAGACATATAAAACATGGCACAATCATGTTGCTTGGCAATCATACGAGCATGTATTGCGTTTGCTTTGAGTGCTTCATCTGCTCTTGCAAAACCTGCAGTCTTAGCAAACTTGTCTCCCATATCTAGTAATACTATATCAGGTTTGTATGTTTTGCATATGCTCTCGACCCATGCCATGTCACGTCCTGTTGCATCCTTAATCTTTATTCTTTCTTTGACAGGTGCATATAAATCTCTTGCTTTAGATGGGTTCTGCTTTATCTCTCGCATCGTCATACCTGTGGCGGCAGTTAGATATCTTGAACCTACCCTGTGATATCCCTCTTCATTACATAGGATAATACAGTTTGCACCCTGATGAGCAAAGCCATTGGGAGATGCTATTAGACTAGCATGAAAGGAAGTCTTACCTGTATTTGGTCTAGCACCTATCTCAATCAGATGTCCAGAGTTTACACCCTCTAACTTACGAGTAAGGCAGGGTATATTGAATGTCCACCTAGCTTCTAAGTCTGCTTTAGCCAACAAAGTATCTATCTCAATGTCATCCCACTCAACCTGTAAGTTAGGTGTGAAGTCATCACCATACTGTTCTAATAACATACGCAAAGGCTCAAGACTAGACTTGTCACCATTGACATAATCAAATCCTAAGTTTGCAATGTCCTCTCCAATGACTTGCTGAAACAGTTTAGATAGAACCTCTTGGGATACATCGCTACCCATAGGCTGTTCTTTCTTTATCTGTGCAAACAAAGCTGAGTAAGCTTGCTTCTGTGCAGTAGTCATGGATGGATTGTTTGCCATGAACAGTGCTTCAATCTCGTCTGGATTGACTGTCCTCTCATATCTAGTCATGGCATTGTCGATAGCTTGCTTTATCTTGCGAACATCTTTACTAAACAATCTATCTGGACAACGTGCGCCACGGTGGTCATCATAGAATGACCTGTCCATCAGGCTACGTATTAAAGATAATTCCATTATGTTACTCCTGTGTTGTTCAAGTTTTGTATATCGATAGGGTTACGATATTTCAAGTCATCTGTCAACCTTAGTACCTTTACTGTATTAACATGACCTCTTAGTTCCTTTGCAATAGCTAGTGTCTTGGGTAATGCGTCTGGGTCTAAGGCAATTATAGCTGTAGAGAACTGTGAAAGATACCTCTTGTGTGCTTCTTGCAGTGAAGTACCCAACACAGCTACCCCAACAAAAACCTCACTGCCTACAACTGCGGCACTCACACAGTCCTCAACAACTACAGCTACCTTACCATACCCAAAAGAATAAGGCAAGCTATTTTTTCCATATCTTTTCCATTTAGGTAACTTTTTTCCTATCGTTCTACCTGTTGCATCAATGACCTTGCCATCATGTACAATAGGAAACACAACTCTGTCTTCCTTCACATCGTACATAACCTCGTGTCGCATGTGAGTTATGCCCCACCTGTGTAGAAAGTTGAGTCCATCTCTCCTATCTCTGATTGGTACGATGTAATCAGGTAGAATAAAATCTACATCATTAGCTACGTTTTCAGCACCAGAGAAGCCCTTCCGTATGTCATCGATAGACATATGCACACGAGTACCACCAGAGACAGTACACGAGGCTTTATAGCAATTCCATACAAGTGAACCCATATTGTTAGTGATTGTGAAAGTCTTGTAACCATTACAAGCAGGACAATTCATTCTCTTTGTTTCTCCTACACTTATATCTATATCACTTATATGTTTATATATATTATACATGTATATCACTTTCCTTTTCGGCACTTGTAATGCTTTTATCATGGTTCTTTCTCTGTGTCAAGGCATAATTTGCACTTGACAAAGTATTTTTCATGTATGGTTTTACTGATTGAGGATGTGAGTGTCCTGTAACCGCCATCACTTGTCCTAATCCGACACCAGCAGATAGCATTTCAGTTGTACCTGTCCTACGTAAGTCCATCATGCGTAATGTGTCAGGCAATCCTGCCATATT